CTATTTTCGTGCGCTTCGAATAAGCACTCCTTGTTGTATGATCGCTTTTTTAGTAGCGAAGGAAACACCATCGGACAACCCTTTGTGACGTAGGGTTTCTTCCGTAATACCTATTTCTTCAGCAGTAAATTCAGAATAGATTGCTGATATAGAACCAAAAAAACGGCTTGTTTTTTTGAAAATGAGATGAACATGTATAACCTTAGTCTCTTTAGCCATGACTTTACTTTTAGATATTTGTAATACTAAAAATTTCTATATAGTTACTATATGGAAGTTTTTCTAATTGCAAATATATGAAATAAATAAAGAAAATAGGATGTATTTTTGTTTATTTCGTGATAAATACAGACTTATGGAAAAGATATAATTTATTGTTAAAATAGCCTATACCCATGTCAGCACCCTTTAAACACCCATTAGAAAATAGAGACAAAATGTGAATATCACCCATTAAACACCCATTAAAAAAGAAGTGTTTTTATTATTGAGTTTTACCCTATAATACTGGTATATGCATTGAGTTATACCCTATAATACAACTTTTAGGAATACAGATATTTTTGGTAATATACTAAAAAACAATGATTTATAATAAAATATAATGTTTAATATTAAGTTAACCTTTTCATAAGTAGGGACATTTGACTTTTCAAAGCATCCACATCGTCTTCTAAATGGTTTACTTTATCATAATACGTCGCGTTAATATTAGGCATCTTTGCGCTTAAATACCATTCCACATATAGTATAGTATTAATCTCATCTTCCATCAAATTAAAGTTTGGGTAATTAGCTTTATCAACATTATCAGAGGTACAAACTATAAAACCATGTTCACGGAATCTATTTTTTATGCGTTTCACGTAAGCACGTCCACTTCTGTCGCTTACCACATATACATGATTGTCTTTAATCTCATTCCATTCACTTCGATCCAATAATCTTAAGATGAGAAATGAACAGTCTAATAATGTCGGAGACATACTTTCTCCTCGTACTTTAACACAGAAATATTTTCTATTCCTACGTAGCATATTGTAAGGAAGCCTAATAGTCTCCACGACTTCTATAAAATCAGGATTTTCACATCCATAACCTGCAGCTACAGATATATCAACGATAGGGATTGACTCAAATTCCGACTCTATTGGAACGATTTTAGAAATTTTCGTTTGATTGTCATCACGCAACATTGAACCACATCCAGCAAGCAACCAATCCGTAGAGATATCGCTATAATATGAGAGAAATTTCAATAAATTATCTTCAGACATTCCATTTGGTTGACTCAACACGCCATTGGTTATGCCTGTATTTTTATAACATTCATACTTTGTAATCCCTTTAAAATCTAAATATTGCAGAATTCTCTGCTTTAATACTGAAAAATCTCTCATATTTTCTTTCATAATTGAAATATCTCTATTATATTTGCAGCGTGTTACAGATTAACAGCGCTCAAATGTATGAATAATAACTCAAAAATAAAAAGACGAAAGATGATTGCAGAAACATTTGGAATATCTCTCGCAAACCTTAGTCAAATACTTCGTTTTAAACGAAATGGAAAGAATGCAGAAGCTATTCGTAGAATGGCACAAGAAAATGGTGGAATTAAATATACTGAAGGTAATGAACCATCAAAAGTGAAGGTTTTGGATTCTCACGGAAATGTAACAAGAGTAATAAGCAATAAATAAAAATCTGCAATGCAAAAGAATAAGATTTTGAAACGTATAGATCGCATCATTTTTCAAGCCATTGTCATGGGTGATAACTTAACAGCAGATGATGTGCTACGCCTCGGCAACCATGCCAGATTCAAGAAGAAACTATTCATGGTTGGTGACACGTGCCGGGTTTCAGTGAGAAAGTTGTCCAATTCAGCGAGTATATTCACAGTCGTCAATTTCTACTACATCAATAGTCTCTGTTTTATGGATCGTATCCGCCACTATTTGGGCAAATTGAGGACAACAGCATTTCGTAATATGGGCATAAGTGAAGTCATTGTCGTAATCATAGATGATACGTGCCTTTAGCTTATGAACAGGACATTTTACATCTCGGAGTATACTCTTGCATATTGTTTGGTCTGATGCAAGTTTAGATTCCAAATCATCGAAAAACATCATAACGGTTTATTTAAATTAAATATTTTCCATATTGGCTACAAATGTAGCAAAACTATTCCGGTTCGTGATGAATAGGAATAGCCTTTTTAGAAAAATGAATGTAGAACAAGAAAAACGATATAGTATATGAAAACATTTAGAGTGATTCAGAATGTGTTGATAGCGGTCGGGATAATAACTACCGTTTCATTGGTTGACGGGATTGAGGTGTCTGCCTCTAATGTGCAGGCGGCTTTTGTCATTGCCTGTTTCACGATAGTGACCATTCTTGAAAGGGAATTCCGTTCGGAAAAGGACGAAGAGTAAAACAAGTATGCAAGCAAGGAACTTCCCCGTATTTCGGGATAACACAGACTCATGGTTTCAGATTGAATTTGTCATGGTATTATTTAATGGTGTTAGGACAGGTTTTCAATGGGAACAGGTGAAAAGAGGGGAAGCAGCTACAATCCTGGGGCAGTGCCGGGACTTGCGCTAAAGTTAATAGTATAATTATTATGGCTGAGATATTTAATAATCGGATTTGCGTGTTTGCGAATGAATTAATTATCTTCAATCCCAAAACGCAAGTTGGGAGTGAAGATGGGTTCATTCCTGAAGGAACATACTATTCGATGGTGAGGAACGGGCAACTTATCGTACTCCGTCGTGGTATTCCCGGATGTCCTGCCCTAGTAGATTTTGAAACCATGAGAAAGGACGTAAAGAAAGGGTACATTGTACGTAAAGGTGATCCCCGTGCAGAAATTGCCGCTAAAACACAGAAATCCATACTGGAAGATGCGATTGTCTACAGCAATGCCGCCTACGAGTTTTTCAGTGTGAAATACCGCTATGACGGTGACAAGAAGCTTCCCCCCGCGAAGATTGACGAATATACCCTGAATGTACGCATCATGAACGCGCTCCTCTCCCTTCGCGATGGTCGTAAAGCCAACTCGATAGGCGGTGGTGGTACGCGCATCAACGTTTGGGAAAAGCTCTGTAAGTTGAGCAATGATCTTCTGACACTGAAAGACCCGAACGGGCGTGATATTTTTCCTCATAACCTGCCGAAGAACTGGAAGGCTTTGAAACGTAAATGCGAGCAATATGAAGCGGCACGACGGATCAGTGAGGAAGAAGGCTATCGCAGTGTCATCCATAAATCGTATGGCAACAAATACGCGGCAGTCGTACTGAACGAGGACGCAAAGGCGGTGATGCATAAATTAATCAGTATGCATAACAATCTGAATAATGTCCAAATCATGGAAGAATACAACAAGGTGGCTTCCCTGATGGATTGGAAACCGATCGATAGTCCTACCACCGTTGAGAACTGGAGACAAAAATTTGCTCTCACAACAATGGCGGGAAATAAGGGAGACAAAGCTCTGAAGAACACACGCATGAAACAGATACACCGCGAAGCCCCGACACAAGCACTTACTTACTGGACGCTGGACGGATGGGATGCGGAACTGTTCTATCAGAAAAAGACTCCCAAAACGGTAAAGAAAAACGGTGAGGAAAAGAGATATATGTACACCACTTATACCAACCGGAAAACGATGGTAGTCGTACTTGACGCATGTGAAAAATATCCGGTAGGGTATGCCATTGGCGATCATGAATCACCTGCTCTTATTCGTGAAGCATTACGAAACGCAGTGCAACATACTAAGGAACTATTTGGAGAACGCTATAAGCCCTTACAGCTACAAAGCGACAATTATCAAAAGAAGGTGATGGTTCCTTTCTATGAAGCTATGACTAAATACTATACACCAGCCGCGTTGGGAAATGCAAAGTCTAAAGTAGTAGAACCCTATTTCAAACACCTGAATGTGGAATACTGCCAAAAACAGGCGAACTGGTCAGGCTTTGGTATCACTTCTGACAAGGATAATCAGCCTAATTTGGAAGTCTTAAATCAAAATCACAAGTTCATTCCTGACGAAGCCACCGTTATAGGGCAATTAGAGGCTATTATAGCGCAAGAACGGGCAAAGAAGATAGACGCTTACCGCGCAGCGTGGGAACGCACCGAAGAAGCACGTAAAATGCCTTTCGGCATTGAGGAATATTTGATGCTTATGGGGGAAACTACCGGACGCACAAATAAGATTACTGGTTCGGGCATGTTTATCGAGTTCATGGGTGAACGAATCTGCTTCGACAGCTTCGACCTTTCTCTTCGCGACCATTACAACGAAGACTGGGTAGTGCGCTTTGACCCGGACGATATGAGTCAGGTGCTTGTATCGAACGCAAAACGCCTGAAGTCCGGTCGTGTTGACAAGGAGATTGGGACATTGCAATACGTGCTGCAACGTGATATTAAAGTTCCGATGGCTTTGGCTGATCAGAAACCGGAACATTTTGAATACCGGACACGTGTCGACAGGTTCAACAATGAAATGGTGGAAACAGTAAAAGAGAAAGTGAAAGACGTAGACAGACGAATCACTACCATTTGTCAGCGTATCCCTGAAATAGCTGCGGCAACAGTTCTTGACCGATACTTGATTACTGACAGTTTAGGGCAGCATAAGGACGTCCGGTCAAAAATGAGGGATGATGCCACGGACGCGGACTTTACGGAAGTAACCCAGCGTATTACCCAACAAAGCGTAATGGTTTCCACTGGAGATGATGACGATTACGATTATAACCCGCTGGACATGAATTTTTCAAGATGATTTAAAAACAATTTAAAAAGATATACAATATGGATAATCAAGCATTAAAAACGTACATAGGGAAGTTAATCAACCGTGGATCATCTGCAACGGAATTGGCACGGAAATGTGGGATATCGGATACTGCCATGTCTCAATTCAGAAGCGGGAAATATGGGGCGAATGAAGACTCTATCGCTGAAAAGATTGCTTCCGGTCTTAATTATTACGAGAACGCTTGGAATGTGGTGGAAAGCGTCACCAGTTACCAGCAGGTACGTACCGCGGTTGTAGCAGCCAAGAAGAATCATAAATGGATGTGTATATCCTCCCGATCCGGAAGTGGAAAGACACAATCTCTCATAGACCTTTATAACATGAGTGCAGATAACTCGGTGGTCTATCTGAAATGTCGGAAGTGGACAGCACGTAAATTTCTGACCAAGTTAGCAACATGTATGGGGGAAACGGTAACACGTTACATGGATAACGACGATTTAATGGACTTAATCGTTTCCCACTTCAATCGCATGGCGGGTAAATCACCTTTGTTAATCCTTGATGATGCCGGGAAATTGGCGCACAGTGCCCTTTGTACATTGATACCGTTATATGATGACACTTTGCACCGTATGGGGGCTATCGTAGCCGGGACAGAGACGCTGGAACGTAATATCAAGCGTTATGTTGGTCGTATAGAAGGATATGACGAAATCGACGGTAGATTTTGCCGGAACTATATCACATTGCTTGGAGCGACAAAGAAAGACGTTAAAGCTATTTGTGCGGCAAACGGGATCAACGATATGGAAGAACAGGAGACCATTTGGGGAAAGCTGAACAAAGAGAAAAAAGAGCCTGTACCGGGAAAGTTTGTTTGGTTTACCGATGATTTGCGCGAACTGTCAGGAATGATCGAAGACCGTATTATCAAGCAACAAATCGAACGTGGAGAACTGGCATGAAAGTTTGGAGTCAGAAGAACCTAGAAGACATCCGACATGAATATATAGATTTTGATGGTGAATGGTATCTGGCATTCGGTCGTCCGGAAAGATCCGGTTGCTGGATCATTTACGGAAAGTCGGGACAAGGAAAAAGTTCTTTCGCTCTACAACTGGCACGCAAATTTGATGAAATGGGACTTCGGGTTCTTTATTTAACACTGGAGATGGGTGCGTGTGACGACTTCGTAAATTCCGTTCTTAGTGTCGGCATTCATAGTAAAACAAATAATATAATCTATTCGGATGAAGCCACCATCACAGAATTGGACGAATACTTGTCAAAGCAACGCAGCCCGGACGTGATAATGATAGATTCCATACAATACTTCGAGCAGCAAGGGGGCGCGAAAGCCCCCGAAATAATCCGCCTGCGCAAGAAGTATCCACGAAAGATATTTGTCTTTATCTCGCATGTGGACGGGCGCGAGGTGGAAGGAAAAACAGCCTATGACGTGAAACGTGACAGTTTTAAAAGAATTTACGTGGAACATTTCAAGGCAACATTTATCGGACGTGGCAAAGGAGGTTCACGCGGATATTACATAGTATGGGCGGAAGGGTATCAAAAACATTGGATTGAAAATATTAAAAGCGATAATGATGGAACAGAAAACGAAGAAACCTATCAGTAAAAGCCTTATCAAACGCCTGCATATCATATACAGCGCACAAGGCATTGATGACGAACAAAAGCGGGCTATCCTGCTAGACCTAACGGACGGACGGACAAATACCACAAAAGAGTTGACATACAGCGAAGCAATGTATCTCTGTGGGTATTTGAACGGTGCGAAAAAAGAAAACCGGGATTTGACCATCACCGAACGGGAAATAAGAAGACGCAGGTCGGCTGTCCTGAAGAGAGTGCAGCAGATCGGGGTCGATACAACAGATTGGGGGGCTGTAAATGCGTTCTGCCTTGATACCCGGATAGCAGGAAAGAAATTTCGCGAACTGGATGGGGAAGAACTTCTCCTGCTGATCCCAAAGCTGGAATCAATATTAAAAAAGAAAGAAGATGGCGGATATTAGTGCGGAACAACACCGGATCAACCGGATTAACGAGTTACTGGATCGACTTGACAGGATTCCCGGTGAACTGGATGCTATACATGAGAAACTGTTTGCCGGAAATATGGATCGTAACGAGTTTGCGAAGTTAGTAGACCGGAGATCATCGCTTATCATTGAAGCGGAAAATAAGGAACGAGAACTGAAAGAAGTATATAAAATCAAATTGTAATTAATCATTTAAAACTTAATAATATGGATATTAGTAAATTGTCAAAAGAAGAAAAAGCGGAATTGCTCCGTAAATTGAAGGAAGAGGAAAAGGTCGATTTAATCAGCCGTAGAGAAACCTATGAAGCACTAAGACATCAATTCATGTTCGATGTGGAAAGCAAACTCATGCCAGTAGTGAATAATGTTCAGGGCTTTTATGATTGGATTGTGGGTGAAAGCAAAGCTTTCCGTAACGTAATGCGTGAATACGGTCAACTTCGCCTTCGTCAAGGTGAAGAAACTGCCACCTTTTCAGTAGTAGACGGAAATTTCAAACTGGAAGTAAAAAGCAATAAGGTCAAAAGCTTTGACGAGCGTGCTGATCTTGCAGCCGAACGATTGATAGATTATCTGAAGAACTATATTAATCATTCAGAAAAAGGGGTCGATGATCCGATGTATCAAATGGCAATGACGCTTCTTGAACGTAACCGACAGGGTGATTTGGACTATAAGTCTATTAGCAAGTTGTATGAACTGGAATCACGTTTCGATGAAGAATATGCCTCTATCATGCAACTATTTAAGGAAAGTAATGTCGTATATAAAACAGCCACCAACTACTATTTTCATAAGCGTGACGAAAATGGAGTCTGGCGTCGTATTGAACCTTCATTCTGTCGTTTATGATTATCGCTGTAGATTTTGATGGAACTATTAGCCGGGGAAAGTTCCCGGCTATTGATGGGGAGCAGCCATACGCTGGTGAATCACTCCGAAAATTACATGACCAAGGACATAAAATCATTATTTGGACATGCCGTACTGGTGAGCAGTTATTGAACGCTATCAACTGGCTGCTAGAACGCAAAATTCCATTTGACCGGGTAAATGACCATGATCCTAAAAATGTAGCGAAGTATGGAGATGGCGGAAAAAAAATATATGCTCATTGTTATATCGATGACAAAAATATCGGAGGCTTTCCCGGATGGTTGCAATGTGTGGAAGAGATTGAACGCATGGAAGAAGCCTATAAGACTTCTTTAAAAGAAAATGAAACGTCCCCCTATTAAATTCATTATCCAAATAGATGAAGACCGACTCTCGGAGCTTATTTATTACTGGAATTACTACGACAAGCCCTGTGACTTACTTTTCTGCAAACCGAAAACACCGGGATTAGCCGCAGTAATATTGACGGTAGAAAGTGATGAGAGTGCGGACTTCCTATGGAGGGTAAAAGAGAAAACAGGAGCGAAGTTATACCAAAAATAAAATCAAGTTCAATGAAATATGAATAAAAAAGACGATTTAGTAAAATGGAAAACAGTCGAAACAATTACTACGAATTTTCCTGATGGTGCAATCCTTATAAAAGAAGATACATCCGTAGAGTTTCCTCTAGCTGTTGTAGCCTTTCCTCTTGGAGGGCACAAAAATGGAACTAAAAGACAGCGTGAAAGGGCAAAACTTATAGCTGCTGCTCCTGAATTATTAAAAGCGTGCCAAGAAGCTCTAAAGTATGTTTGTGTAGAAGAACCTGCCTATGATGTATTATGTGATGCAATCAAAAAGGCTACCGAATAATCCTCAATACAAGATAGAAAGGAGCTAAATATGACTGAAAGAGAGAAACATCTTTTGTGGATGATACTGAATAAAACAATCAGTAGATACATCCTTATCAATATGCCCGGGCGTGGATGTGGCGAAAGGGCTGATTTACATTTATACATGAGCAAAATATTGTGTCATTATATACTTATGGATGGCGGTTTATGGACTATTAGAGGGTTAGATGATGAATACCCTAAAGGAACATTTGATGTACATGATTGGATAGCGCATCATATTACAGACCGCATGGATGAAACAATAGGTTTTGTTATTGATAGACAAATGACGCATGAAGAACAGGATATATGTACAAGAAAATTCTTTGAACTCTTATGTATTAATATTGATGAGATAGCAAAAGTTGTGATAAGAAGCAAACGTGATAGTATTGGATTGTATAACGGATAACAAATTAGAAAGGAGTTAATATGAAGTATATTGTATTTCAAGAAATGAATACAGGTTCTAAAATGCCTATTATCTTTCCCGACCACATAACCCATTCTACAATAAAAATAGATGGTGCAAAACCTGTTTCAGCTGGATTTTGCTTGGTAGGTACGGAAGAGATAGTGACAATTGGAACTGGCAAAAGTGATAGCTTGAATTTATCACCTGCCGTTGGGGATAGAGAACTGATTATTGCAGTATTATGTAATGCTGGGATGTATGCCTTTATGAACTTTAGTCAATTTGAATAAAAACTAAATTGATATGGGCTTTATAGCGAGACAAAAAAATGGGCTTTTATGCCGATTCTCAACGGTGATAGACACTGTTACTGATTATAATATGACAGATGAAGAATATATTGAAAAGTGTGCCCAAAAGGCAAGGGAGGAAGCTCAAGAGACATTGAAACATTATCTTCGTCCGTTTGAACAGGTAAAAGCATCTTTTGTGCCTACCAATATGAGTCGTAGTGAGTTCAACAGGATTTTAAGATTAATGGAAAAAGAAATAAAATCATAACTAAAAACATGAATCGATTTAATACTCAAACAAGGTTTGTTCCTCTAAAGATAGACAAGGACTTTAATGTGGAACATATTCAATCAAAAGATGGAAAAATAAAAGACTTTAAAACGCGCAAAGCAGTTGAGAAGTATTGCAAGGAAAATCATTGTATTTATTGCGAAGAAAAATACATATTCTACAAATGATTATCTATTCGAAAAAAGCCGCGCAAGAAAAAGAACTTTGCGCGGCTTAACTTTATAGTCTCAAATTACAGCAATCATTCGGGCTGTGGTTTACATTCTCTTTCCAATACTGAAAATGACTATCCACGTCCTCGCAAACCGAAATCTCCCTGAACCCTGAAATCTTATTTAGATATTCGATTTTTCGCTCCAGCTGCAAATGATTATACCCGGCATGCTTCAGGGTGTATTCGGAATAGTCAATATCAAACCATTGCTTCACCCATGTGTTTACCCGCAAGAACTCCACCAGAATCTTATCACATTTGATACTATTCAGAACCCTAAAATCAATAAATTGAGGGATAAATGGGGATAACCTGATAGACACATCAAACCCTTGCTCCTGCAGCTTCTCAATAGCTTTAATCCGTGCAGATGGTAGACACGCCTTTTCAAATGTACGTGAAAGTGTGTCATCCGTGGAAGTCACAGATATTTGTATATGTGCCAGTCTCTTATCCATCAACCGGATATATTTGTCATCTGCCACCATTGATGATTTTGTCACAATGAGGTAATGCACCCCTTGACGGTTAAGATTCTGAATAGCCTTATAAGTCTCTCTGTAAACCGCTTCACAGGGTTGAAAACAGTCAGTCATTCCACCCAAACGCACAACTGTTCCCCGCTCTAATTTGCAGATTTTTCTCTCTACCTTGTCCGTCCGGGAAACGGACGGGTTATCAGGATGCCACAATCCCCTGAAATTAAGAAGCGACTTTGCATAGCAATAAGAACAGTCGTGAAAGCATCCACAGCCGTAAAGGTCTAAACGTGTCGGATAATTACATTTATTCCCTTCATTTCCAGAGACGGTCTTATAAAAGGACTTAAACTCTGGTGCTTGCGTGGATGTAGTCACCCATTGTGGTGCATTTACTGTATATCCGGCAGTTGTGCTTGTAATTTCCTCTTTTAACATACTCATACTCTTTTTGGATGAATGTTTATAACCGCTTGTCATAGCTTGAATAGTTTTCCACCTGTGGTATTTTCCGTATATACCCAATTTCAATGTTATCCAAGCAACGTACCAGCGTCCTTTCCATAGCGGGCAAAATATCACACTCGTAAAAATCACGCGGACGGGCTGAATAATCTATTTTGATTATTTCCTGTTCGCATATATCACCCGTATCGAGTCCGTTATCTGCCCAAAACCATGTCGCGGCAGTGATTGGCTCTTGCCGTTTATAAGCCCATTTGATTGAAGACGCGCCACGTCCATACGGCAGTGGTGACGGGTGAAATATCAATGTCCCGTAAAGCGGTTCTTTCAACACTTCCACCGACACCTTTTCCGTCAGAAGCGGGGCAATGGCTAGATCATACACTCCGGTGCTTTCGTTCCAAACGCGGTGACCTTTCTCACGTACACAGGCTTCCGCTATTTTGTAAGCCTGTGAGTCCTTATTTCCTAATATCTTGATGATCATATTCCCCAATGTATTTAAATGCCTGTACTGCCCTGAAATGACCTCCGTATCCGGTAGAACATTTATCGGACTTTCCTTTTCTCTGCATGGACTTTGCCATCGAACTTGCACTTCTCGCCTTATTTGAACCATAAAGGCTGGCTCCCGTTTGTACCCATTTCTTTGAGTGCCGCAAAGCTCCGCATAACTGGGGGTGTGAAGTGTGGAAAAATACAGGTAGCTTTTTCCCGCAACGTCCATTCCCCTTCAGGTGGTATTCGCATACTGCAGCTAAAAATTTAGTACCAACCCCGATGCCTTGCCATTCGGGCATCACCACCAAGCGAGTTGAGCGATATGCGCCAGCTGTAAAAAGAGGAGCTACTGCCAAATGACAGACAGGCTCGTTCCCAATGAAACCTACGAAATATTCCGCAGCAACGGGCAACGGCAAGTCTAAATAATAATGCTGTTTAAACAGTCTTGGGAATACACTTCCCCTGACTTTATAAATTTGAAGTTCGAGTTTTGGACGTTGCCGAAGACAGTCACGCTCGTAAAAGCGTGCCTCCGCAGTATCGTACACCCAATCCGGCTGCAACCATTCAATAATATCATAATGACAGGACAGAAGGACAATCTTACCTTTGCCACGTCTCCAAGTTTTTGAGAATGCTGCTGCACCCACTTTCGCGATCTGACGATCAATCACGGACGTAAATTCATCAACGACTGCACGCTCCGGACGTTCGCAAGCCAAGCGAGCTAAACCAGCGCGGAATTTCTCACCGTTCGACAGTACATTGAAAGGTCTTAACCATGCCGGAACATCACCCAAACCTACAGCCGAAAGCATTCCAGTGACTGTATTAAAATCCCCGTCCGGAGCGATGCAGTCAATAATAGGTTTATTGCTGTCCCAACCGGAGTAAAGGTCATAAATCGGCTCGTTAAAGATTTTGCTTCCGATACTGGTTTTTCCACTTCCTGACGGTCCGACTATCAAACCTATTTGCCATTCCTTGTCCTCGATGGGCAATTCAGCTACCTTTTCCCAATCACAGCCTTTTTCCGCATTGAAAAGGCTCTTTACCCTTGCAGCGCGATAGCTGTCAAAATCGCTGCAATGGTGTCGTACTTCTACTCTCATACACTTACTACCTTTAAAGTTAAACCTTCAGCTTTCAGGCGTTCATAAATAGCCTGCTGTTCCTTTTCATCTGTGCAAATGACGATAACGCCATATTGCGGTTTATACGTATATTTTCCCATAACTAATAATTTTGAGTTCGGGACAAAAGTACTCCGGGGCTGTCAATCCGGCACGATACATGAAGCCGTTTACACTGCAAACGTTTTGCAGTCACTTTGGAAACGTTTGATAAGACTATATACCTTTCTCTCACTGACAAGGTACTTGTCAGATAATGCTGCGACTATATAAGACACTTTCTCACCATGTCCTAACAGTTTCATATAATCCGCATACAGATCGATATAGCGACAATCCTCAAGCCGTATTCCGGCATCCTGCAATTTTTTCAGGAGCTCCCGATTAAAGTTTAGTATCTCTATGACCTTCATAATACAAATTTGATTATCTTTGCAATGCCAATCACATAAAGCAAAAATGCGAGTAGACGCAGCAAGGGTCTTTGCCCCCGGCTGTGCGTCTACTCGCATTTTGTTAGTATGTGATTGGCGTCTTTACTAACAGGCTGGGGGCTTTTTATAGCCTTTCCCCCGCAGGCTTATATTCAATTTTGACAAATCATTGGAAATCCGTATATTTGCGCTATAATAATGTTTTTTTATGCGGAATCCTGAAATGACCAAAATACGTGACCGGAAGATGGTAGAGACTTTCTATCTTCTTTATGATAAAAAGCGCATCCGCTTAGAGGATGTTCTTTTGCGTATGAGTCATGACCTGTTCTTCCTTGATCAGAACTACATCTATAAACGAATCTTTTATATATCGGAGAATTTATCATATTACGAGCAATTAAAAGAGGGCAAAAAGCCTGATTCAAAAAAGGATGATATAAGTCAACTAAGCCTTAGCTTTTAGGCGTTGTATCATAGATGGTACAGCGGTTCTTCGTCTTCCGCCTTCTCCGGTAAGCCCCCGTTGCTAATTTTCATTTCACGGTCTTTCATATCGGCATGGCTTGCAAGTTCCATTGTGGTATAATCCATAATTTCACATTCAAAGCTGATCCGGTACAAGTTTCCTGCACCCCCCGACTCTTCCCGTCCGACATGGGTACGTCGGAGCGTGCCGAAGTTCTTCCCCGATTTCCCGTGTAGCATCATCCCCAGCAATGTCAACAGATCAAGGAAGGACAACGCCTCTTCCTGCATTGCCGCACCTTCACAGGTATCGGAAAAGGTTTCGTAAAATAGCCGGAAATCAATCTGTGTGTGAAGCCGTTGAACGAGTAACCCTTCGTCCTCGATGCCCAGTGTATTAAATTCAATGAATACAGCCGGAGACGGGAACGGATGCTCCTCATCGAGAAAACTGACCTGCTCATGCCACATGTCAATATGTTCAATCTCTGGTGTATTTTCCATCTGTTCCCTTAGCTCGGAATACTCATCCGGGATAGATGCCAGGAACTCATTTTTGCCCCGGATTATTTCAACCAGTTCTTTGTAACAGTCTGTCCAAATCATAATTATATTGATTAAATATTTGAGAATCGTTTGTCAATCTCCGATGTTATCCATGCGTCCAGCTGCTTCATAAATGTGGCAGATTCACCCATGTACTGACGTTTTGGAATCCTTATTTTACTGCCCGCCTTTTTGAGTGCCATACCTTTGTAAAAGGAAGCCATTGTAGACAGCCGCGCATTGGCTTTATTTTGCCGTAATTCACCGTTTTTCTTCTTTTGCATAGTTCCGGTCGATTTCATGTACAAAAACCAAAAATAACGCTTCATTCGCTCCGTTACGACAATATACCCGCCTTCATTGTGAATCTTGGCATACGACAGCGGATCAGTCTGAAAAGTAATGCGGTCTATTCCTCGACTGACTGCATGGATACTGTCGCGAAGTTTTCCGCTTTGTATCAATACACCGCGATCCGAACCAATAGTGATCGATCTCTTTGCCCACGGTGTCAGTGATGTGTCAAGAAACCCCTGCCTGCGAAAATTCTGCTTGAAGAAGTTCACACCCGCAACTTTCGCATAGCGGTGCGCATCTTCTACCAGCGTGGATAATTCTTTGAAAAAATCAGGTAATTCAGTCCTTTCCATTTGTATTTCAAAATAAAATTGTATATTTGCAATGTTCGCGGCTGTAACAGGTCAAGAAC